GTCCGGCCAGGCCCGGACGGTCCGGTCCTCGGATCCGCCGACCCTCCGCGAAACGTTCTCGACGGCCGCGTTCTGGGCCTGGGTGTTGCGACGCTGGCCGTGGTCGAACACCGACTCCTCGAAGACTCTCGCGTCCGTCCACCAGGCGACGTCGAGCCCGGGCTCGTCCGCCGCCTGGATCCGGAGCTCGGTCCCTCCGTCGAAGAGCCGGGCGTAGATCATGAGCCTCCTCGATGGATCCAGTCGAGGGAGACGTTCGCGATCGCGTAGATCCCGACCGCCGCCCCGGTGAAGAGGGCCGCCGTCCAGAAGATCCCGGAGGCGAGGCTCGAGTAGATCTCGCCCGTGATCCTCTCGGCCTCGACCAGGTCGAGGAACTCTCGCTCGAGCCAGAAGGCGAAGACGTTGACGACGAGGGCCGCTCCGATGTGCGACCAGAACTTCCGGGAGGTCCACTTGTTCATGGAATCCCCTTCAGCGTTCACGGAATCGTGTGTCTCGTTCATGGTTCGGTGAGCTCGAGCTCGGTCAGGTTGAACCCGTCAAGGTCGCCGGACTCGGTCCTCGAGACCTTCCGCCTGAAGCCCTCGACGAGCCAGGTATCGGCCTCCGTCGATGTCTCGAGCTGGAGCTGGTTCCCGGTGACGAGGAACTCGATCATCGGGAGCTTGAGAAGCTGGCCCCGCTCGAGGCCGAGGAGCGGGAGCGTCACGTCGGCCTTGATCTCGAGTCGAGGCTCGAGCCGCTTCGCGAATTGGCGACCGCCGATCTCGAGCCCGAAATCCTCCGCCTCGATCTCATCGATTAGGAGCGGAGGCTCGAAGACCTGGACCTCCCCGTAGTCGTCGCCGGCGAAGGCCGGGTCCTCGGGAGCGAGGACATCGATCTCGAGCTCCCCGGTGTCCTCGTCCCGCGTCACGGAGACCTTGATCCGCGAGCCGGTCGTCGAGCCACCGAACGTAACCCGGACCGCGTCCGAGGGAACGCTCTCGTCGCGATCGATCCGGGCCGTCGCCTGGTACTCGTAGACCCCGGAGTTGACGACGTCATCGTCGAGCGTGGTCGCCTTCCCGGGCTCGGTCTCCGGTTGCTCGTTCTCGAGGTCGGCGAGGACCGTCCATCCCTCGGGAGTCGGCTCGGTCATGTCGCCCGGTTCGGTGTAGTCCTCCTGGGTCGGGAGCGGGCTCGCCGGCGCTCCGCCGAGATCGAAGGTTCCGCCGATCGCGAGGAACTTCCGCCTCGGCTCCGGAGCCGGATCCGAACTCCACCGGTCGAACGGATCGCCCGCCGGCGAGCGGTCCGGCTCGGAGACCTTCCGGCGGAGGATCCGGTAGTGGATCGGCGGGATCGCCCGGCCGCCGATCGTCGCCCCGCCGCCGGCGACCTCGACGCGGATCCCCCCCGTGACCTCGGTCGCCGCGATCGTGGGCGGGAGGACCGGGACCGGGAGCCGATACTTGAAGCTCTCTTTCCGCTGAATCCTCGGCCCGGAGATCTCGGGCGGTCCCGGCCGGATCCGGTCGTGTCGCACCGTGTAGACGTGGAAGGCGTCCATGTTCTCGAAGACGAGCTCGGCCTCGGTCGTCGCGACCTTCCATTCCGCCGTCTGGGGTTGCTCCGAGACGTCGATGAGCCCGTTCTCGTTGATCGCCTCCCGGACCGTCCTCGCGGAGTCGACCACGATCCCCGCCGGCCCGATCTCCAGGCCCCGCTCCTCCGCCTTCTCGAACTCCTCCTGGGTCAAGGTCGATTGAACGAGGTTCACGTCGTAGATGACCCACGTCTTCCAGGTCCTCAGAGAGGAGAGGTTCGCGACGAGCGGCTGGAACCCGGTCCACGGTCGGAAGACCGCCCTCTCCTCCTCGAGGAGCTTGAAATCCGGACCGTGAACCTGGCCGGGGAGGAAGACGCGACCGTAGACCCGCTTGACGTAGCCGATCGGCGGAGAGCCCGCGACCTCGTAGTTCCAGAGCTCCTCCTCGCGATGGATGACCCTCGAGTACCATCCGACCGTCTGGGTGATCTTCTCGATGAGGATCGCTCGCTTGCCGCTCGGCCGGCTCCCGACCCCGTCCTCGCCGCCGCCGACGACGTACCATCCACACTCGATATGGAGCTGGCGGGCTCCCTGGGTCCAAGGGTAGGGAGCGACGAACTCGTCCTCGTGGAATCGGTCGTAGGTGTAGGTGTTCGGAACGAGGCTCATGATGCGACTCTCAGGAGGACCCGACGGATCTTCTTCGCTCGGACCGGAAGGGCCTGGACTCGGCGGATGTGCTTCGATGCGAGCTCGATCGTCCGGCCGACACCGTAGCGGGGAGCCTCGGCGTCGACGAAGACGAGCGCGTTCCAGGAGCGGCGATAGTAGATCTCCGGCGACCAGGGATCGACGAGCTCGCGGATCGCCTCGTAGTAGGACCGCTCCGGGTTGACGACGAACGGCCGGATCTCGCGATCCGGGAACCGGAGGTCGACCCGAACTCCGGCCTCGTTCGCGAGCTTGCTGACGGCGTCGTGGACCGTCCTCGTGAAGCTCCAGACCCGATACTTCCCGACCGGCCCGTCGTAGCGCTCGAGCGCGTAGCCCACCGACTCCTCGAGCTCCTCACCGAACCCGGATCCCGGGACGACGACGATCGTCTCCGACGGCCGCCGGCGTTGGATCATCCAGGCCCGGTCGTAACCCGTGATCTCGACGACCGGAACCCTCCCTGGTCGCAGGTCAACCAGGCGGTCCCGGTCGGGCGGGATGACCCCGCCGGCGATCTCGACCTCGGCTCGCGGGTTGTCCTGGTCGACGCTCGAGTAGATGTCCCAGGTCGCCCCGTCCTGGTAGTTCTGGATCGCCGTCCATCCCGCGAACTCGATCGAGAACTCGCGGTAGATCGTCCTCCTCGGTTGTCGGATCTCGAGAGCCTGGACCCAGGAGGTCACGTCTCGCCGATCCATGAAGACCGAGTAGTAGAGCTTCAACGGGCGAGCTCCTCGAGGAGCCAGTCGCGGATCGGACGGCCGTCCTGGAGGACCAGGGAGTCGTCGAACTCGACCTCGGCCCGGGAGGCCGTCGGACCGTGAGCGTCGAGAGGCGTCGCCGGCGGGCCGAAGGTCTCGAGGACCAGGCGGACCGCGTCGCCGTCGTCCCAGACCGTGATCGCCTGGCGGGCCTCGCGAGGGCCGAAGATGAGCCCGGCGCCGACCGTCCCGTCGGCGATCTTCGCCCGGAAGATCCGGGCCTTGAGGACCTCACACTCCGGCGGATCGTGGGTTTCGCCGGCGATCGCCGCGAGGATGGCCGCCAGGCCGCCCAGGAAGGCGGCCCTCCGCGTCTGTTCCATGGTGTCCTCCGGTGCTATGTCCAGGTCACTCCGAGGGCCTGGAGGGCCTGGTAGGTCGCTTCGTCCATGACCTGGAGCTCGAGCTCGTTGTCGGCGTTGACCTCGAGCACGATCCCCGAGGCCTTGATCCGCTCGAGGAGCTCCTCGCCGACGATCCCGGAGGCCTTCCCCCGATAGAAGAACCGGACTCCGACGACGACGCCAGCTGGGTGGTCCGTCCGCCGGTATCCCTGGACGACCAGGCCGGCCGGGAAGAGCTCGCCGAGGGATCCCTTCGGGATGACGCCGGCGGGGATCGTGATCTCCTCGACCTCGCCCGGGATGACGCCGGCGGGGATGAGGACCTCGACCGGGTGGGCGATGGTGTACTCGCCGTCGACCGGGATCGAGAACCAGACGATCGCGATCCAGCGGAACTCCTCCGCCATCGCCCGCCAGCCGATCGGAGCCACCGCGAACTTGAGGTCCTGGCGGCCCATGAGCTCGGGGAAGACCTCGAGAAGCCAGAGGAACCGCCGGCCGGTGGGGTCGACGAGCTCGCCGTTGTATGAGAACCCGTCGATCCGGTTCGGATCGCCGGCGCCGACCTCGAGCGGCGAGGCCTGGGGGAACGAGCTCGTCGACCACGAGATGATCCCGACCGTCGTTCCGTCCCACTTCACGACCCCGACCTGGGAGCCGTCGTCGTCATAGGCCCACCGGCCGAAGGCCTCGACCTTCAGGCGACGGAGGTCCGGGAGGATCCCGCGCACCGAGTACCAGCCGACGGCGTTTTCCGGGAGGAGGGCCGAAGTGGCCGCGGTCGCCGGGTAGACCGCGAAGGGCTCGACCCGGAGGTTCCCGGCCGCGACGGAATGGACCTTCCCGTTGATCTCTACCGTGAGCTTCGCCGCGTCCGCTGGCGAGATCGCCCCGACGAGCTCGAGCTTGTCGAAGTAGGCATCGCCGGATCCGTTGTTCCGGACCCCTGTTCCGAGGTGTTTCGTGCCGGGTTGTTGGGTGAGCCCGTCCCCCTCCCAGGAGACCGACCAGGAGCTCGGCTCGGCCTCGCGAGTCCCGGTCCAGTATTTCGCCCGGTAGCGGTGATTCCAGGCGGTGACCGTCTGGACGCGGAGTCGAATCCAGTACCAGGTCCCGGAGTTCGGCGAGAACGAGGCGGTCTGGCGGACGTTCCGCGTCCCATTAAGGTAGTAGATGAGCCGGAGCCCGCCGGAGTCGATCTCGGCCGCATAGCTCGAGATCGGGTTCGTCTTTCCGTAGGTGTCCGACCGGACCATCATCACGAGTCCCGCCTGGGCGTCGGTATACCAGCGGACCCTCACGACCGCGTCGAGGACAAAGGTCGCGAGTCCGACCCGGTCGGTCGCGCCGTTCCAGATCGCGGTCGCCTTGCCCTGGGCTCGGAGAACCTTCTCCCCGCCGTCGTCGTAGATGTCCCAGGCATCCGCCCCGCCGTTCCAGTCGGCATGACTCCAGCCGTTCGCCGGGATGCAGAGCTCAACCTCGGGCGGGACCTCGCCGTCCTCGAAGTCCCAGACCCGGCTCGAAGCATGAGCCCCCAGGAGCTCGAACGCGAGGGTCGAGCCGGGAGCAACCCGCTCCGCCCCGTTGGCCGGGTTCGGGTTCGCAACGGTGAAGGCGAGGACCGCCGCCGGCGTCGCTGCCGCGGTGGCCTCGCCGGCGATCGCTCGCGTCGCGTCCATTCCGGGAGCTTCCGCCGAGCTCGAGGCGGTGACCGTCCCGGCGAGGAGCTCCTCGGCCACCAGGCCCCCCTATGCGATCACGTTGAGGCGGAACTCGCGGAGGCCCTCCGCCGCGGCCGGATCCGCGACCACCCGGAGCCAGAACTTCGCCTCGCCGGTCTCCCGCTGAATCACCATCGAACCCGGCTCGTAGTCGTTCACCATGTCGGCCTGGAGCTCGACATAGGTGGAGGTGATGAGGTTGATGACCCCGAGCTCGTAGTTGTCCGGTACCGCGTTGCTCTGGACGAAGACCGTCGCCCCGCCGGTGAACCCGTAAGTGTCGGCGCCGGCGATGTAGAGCCGCTTCGCGTTGGCCTGGAAGACGCCGGAGTCGTCGGTGAGCTCGGCCCACTTCGCGGCCGCCAGTGAGCGGATCGGGAGCGTGGTCGCCACGATGGCGCCGGCCGCGTAACTGTTGCCCGAGACCGAGAGGTTCTCGATCTCGACGGTGGTCGCCGTAACGCTCTTGATCGTGCCTTCGTCGATGTCGTCGGCGTTCGCGATGTAGACCGGGGTCCCGACAGGCCAGTCGGTGGGGACGATCCGCTTGACGTTGATCGTCTTCGTGGCCGCGTCGATCGTGACCGAGCCGGTCGACTCGGTTCGCCGGCCGTTGATCGGCCGCCAGCCGGCCGCGTCCGGAGAGCCGCCGTCGTCCTGCGTGATCTGGACCTGGTCGTTCGAGTCCGCCGGCCAGGAGCTCGGGGTGGTCTGGCCCCTCGTGAAGAAGACGAACACGTCATCGGCCTGGGGAGTCCCGGACCAGGCGGCCGCCGGGAGCGTCACGGAGCCGTCTGGCGAGGTCCAGTCGGTGGCGGTGTCATGGGTCCAGTCGGGATCCGCGTCGTACTGCGAATGTAAGCTCTCAAGGTTGTCGAGGAAGAGCGTCGCCTTGACCTCGAAGTCGGTCGCATTCGAGAACTTGATCTCCCATCGCTGGGAGACGCACGATTCGAAGACCTCGACATAGGCGAGATCTCCGCTCCCGCCGTTGCCGCCGCCGGCCACCGGTGTCGTCCATTCCGGGTAATCGTCCCAGACCTCGATGTGAGCCAGCGTCTCGCGGGAGAAGTTGGCGAGAAAGAACAGATGACCGGCCCCGGTCTGGCCGGTCTGGTAGGCGCCGAGGGAGATCGGCTCGTTGTCGGTGTCGAGGAGGCGTGAGTAGTCGATCTTCCCCGACTCCGTGGCGCTCTCCGGGAACATCTCGACCGGATAGACGAAGAAGACCTCGAACTTCGGCCGCTCGGTGAGGACCGAGGTCCCCAGGAAGAGATCCTCGTTCGTGTTGTTCTGCCAGAGCTCGAAATAGAGGTCCTCGGCCTCGAGGAGTTGGGTTGCGAAGTAATCGGTCAGGTCGAGGGGATCGTCGAAGAACTGGCCGGCGTTCCGGTCGTTGACCCAGGTCACGGTCGCGATCGGGAGGGAGGAAAGGTCCTCGCCGATCTGGGCGCCGTAGGCCTCCGCGAACCAGCGGAGCCCCTCGCTCTGGTCGCGGTAGATCATGCCGCAATCGTCGAACTCCGGATAGCCGGCCGCCTTGAGGAACCGATGGCATTGCATGTTGAAGGACTGCGAGCCGGCGGACGTCCCGTGACGGAACCAGAAGTGAGCCCGCAGCACGATCGCCCGGTAGCCCATGACCGCCCGGAATTTCCTCATCATGAGGTGCCAGATCGAGGTCGTGACATTCTGGCTCGGGTTGTAAGCCAACCTCAGGGAGCTCGGCTGGTGGACGGAGCCGGAGTCCTGGTTGTCGGCGCTCCCCCACCGAGTCACCGACCGACCCTCGTAGCTCATCCAGTTGAGCTCCGCGAACCAGGTCGCATACTGCATGTCAGCGTTGATGTGGCGAGCCATTCTCTCCCCCTAGATCGAGAGGCCGCGGGTCCGGATGTTCACCATCCGACACGGATCCTCGGGTTGAGCGGCGGACGGGAGGTTGATCCGAATCCAGAAGAAGGCGTGATCGGCCGGGTCGATGTCGCCGAGGGTGAGGTCTCCGCCGGAGTAGGTCCCCGGGCTCCCGGCGACATCGGAAGCGAACTCGACCCAAGCGTAACCGTCGCGGACATGGACGGTGATCGAGGAGCCGGTCGGGTCGTCGGTCGTGTCCGGGAGGACGATCCCCATCCCGGCGAGATAGTCGTTCCCGTCGTCATACTTGCCGGTCGGTTCGCCCCACTCATAGACGGTCTGCCCGTCGAAGAGGGCGTCCTCGATCGCCTTGTTACCGTCGACCAGGACGTCCGCGCTCTTCTTCCCGCTCCCGGCGTCGTCCTTCCAGTCGGCAAAGGTGATGACGAAGCTCCGCTTCGAGGCGAGCTTATGCCGGTCCGGATCGGAGTGAGGGACCAGACGCTCGATGAAGATCTCGGCGCCGACGCCGTCGAAGTACCACCCCGGTAGTGAGTAGACGACCACTCCCTGAGCGACCTCGGTCCCGACGTTCCGGCAAGCGACCCGCCGGCCCGAGCTCTGGGCTCCGGCCTCGACGACCTCGAACTCGAGGATCTCGGTCTCGACCGCCCCGCTCGAGAGGTAGTTCCCGATGGTGACCTTGGCCTTCCATCCCTCGTCGATGGACGGATCGCCGACGATCCCGAGGCCCGGGATCACGTCGAGATTCTCGGTTGCGCCATCGGCGACGAACGCGAGCCCGCTCCGGTCACCCCACGGGTTCCGCGAGCTCGCCCCGTCCCCCGTCGCGGCGACGTCCACCGTCACGGTGGCGCCGGACTTGTGGAACGTGAGGACATAGGTCCCGTGGACCGCCTGGCCGTTCCCTCTCCAGGCGATCGAGTCGATCGGGGCGTTGATCGTATTCTCCCATCGGACGTCGAGGTCGCCGACCGGGTCGGTCGCCTGGTCCGCGTATCGAAGCATCAAGTCAGCGCTCATATCGAGAGCCCCCTGGTCCGTACACTCCAGAGCCGGGCCGCCCCGAGGGCCGCCGAGCTCGGGAGGTTCCAGCGCATCCAGAAGTAGGCCCGCTCGCCGGCCGTGATGTGTCCGGGAGTCTGGCCGGACTCCGTGAGCGGGACCGGTGAAGAGCCCCACGACCCCGGCGCTCCGGCGAGGTCCTCGGCGAGCTCGACCTGGTCGTGGGTGTCGCCGTCGATGACGAGAGTGATCGTCTCGGCGGTCGGGTCGGCCGTCGTGTCGGCGAGGATGATCGAGAGGCCCTTGAGAAGATCGCTCGCGTCGACGTAGCCGATCCCGTCCCCGTGCTCGTAGCGGGTCGTCCCGTCGAAGATCGCCGAAGCGATGCAGAGCGAGCCGTTGACGTAGACATCCGCCTTCTTCTTCCCGCCGCCCGCGTCGCCCCAATTCGCGAACGTGATCGTCTTCGCCCCGCTCGTCGCGAGGGCCTGGCGGGACTCGCTCGAATGGTTGTCGATAAGGGCGACGAAGTCCCTCGCGTCCCAGGGAGTGAAGTAGAACCCTGGAAGGACGGCGACCTCGAGCGCCGCCGCGTCGTCGGCTCCGGTGTTGACGGCCGCGATTCGGCGCTCGGCGGGATCGTCGCCGCCGGCCTGGACCCCGAAGTTGAGAACGTCGGTGATGATTCCGCCGGCGGTCTGGTAGGCCCCCAGGCTTACGCGAGCTCGGTCCGCTTCCTGGAGGGTCGAGGCGAAGACGATCCCAACTCCGGCGATGCCGTTCCAGTTGACCGTCACATCGTCGGCGATGATCGAGACCCCGTTCGCCTCGTTCGGATTCTTGTCGCCGCCGGCCGTGACGATGTCGACCGTCGTCGGTCCCGTGTGGAGGACGAGGTTGTACACATCGGCGATCTCCTGGCCGGAGTCATCGAGGACGACCGAGACGATCGGCGTCCCGTTCAGGTTGACGGCCCGGAGCTCGAGGTTCCCGACCGGATCGTTCCAGGCGTCCGGATGTCGATAGGTGATCGAAGCGCTCATCTCATAGCCTCAGAAACCGGACCTCGGCCCGCCATCCCCGAAGGGCCGGAGGGTCGACCGGAGCGCTCTCCGGGTAGTGACCGATGAGCGGCTCGAGGAGGAGCTTCTCGAAGAGGACGTCGATCGTGGTCGCGACCCCGCGTTCGATTTTCGCGACCGCCGGCCCGCTCCCGTTCGCGAGATCGCGGAGCGTGATCGCCTTCGCCTCCGTGAGGTTCTCGAGGGCGAGCTCGAGGCGGGCGTCGTCGGTGTCCTGGAGATACTCGACTCCGATCGGTGAACCGGTCAGGCTCTCCGTCGCGGCCCGGACCGGGCCTCCCTCCTGAAACCGATCGAGGATCCTCGGTTCGCGATCGAAGAGGACCTGGGTCGCTCCCCGCTCGACTCCGACCTGGTCGTTGGTAAAGCTCATGGTGGGACCTCCCCGGTCGTGGTCGGTTGGATCCCGAGCTCCTCGAGGTAGCGCTCGAAATCGGCCGAGTCGGGTTTGATCGTGACCTCGATCTCATACTTCCCGGACGCGAGCTCCTGGAGGATCCCGAGGATCTTGTCGGCCTCTTCTTTCGCCTTCCCGGTCGCGTTTTCGAGGGCCTCGCCGATCGAGCTCTCGAGAGCGATCTTCGCGACGTCGGCCGCCTCCGGGACCTTCCGGACGAGCGCGTCGGCGAGATACTCGACCCACCCCTCGGTTCCTTGCTCGAGCGCGTCGGCGAGGTCCTGGAAGTCCCTTGGGACGTTGATGTTGTGGTAGTCCTTCGCCGCCTCCGCGAGCTCGGCGAACTTCGGACCGAACTTCTCCATGAGCTGAGCCGCCGGCGCTCCGTCCCGGCGGAGGAGCGTGAAGTCGGCGACGAGCTGGTTCATGTTCTCGACGACATCGTCGCGGGAGAGGATCCCGTACATCTCGCGGAGCCGATCGGCGACGGAGACGAGCGCGTCCTCCTCGTCCTTCATCTTCCGGATGAACTTGTCGACCTGGTCGGTCGCGTCGCCTCGTGTCTCGGTCGCGGCCGCGACCGCCCGGGCCTCCCTGAGATGGGCCTCGCGGATATCCTCGAGCTTGGTGAGGTTCTCGGCGAGCTTGCGGGAGTTCTCCTCCGTGTGGTCGCTCGCGATCGTCCACTCGTCGCCGAGGAGTCCGAGGGCCTTCCGGGCCCGGTTGTAGGCGTCGAGCTGAGCGTCGAAGGACTCCCGGTTCTCCGCGAGACCCTTGACGAGGTCCTTGTTCTTGTCGGCGACCAGGTCGAGAGCCTCATTGAGGCCGAGAGCCTCCTCGACCCAGGGTCGGATCGCGTTCCCGACCGTCCATCCGATCGTCGCGGCGAGAACGACGAGCGACCCCTTGAGGACCCGGGCCGAGGCTTCCGCCCGCTTCATCGCCTCCGCCGCCTGGCGGCTCGCCGTCGAGGTCTCGATCGCCCGGCCGGCGACCCGGGAGAAGATGCTCTCGAGCGGAGCCATGTTCGCGACGAGCTTCTGGACCGCCCCGGCAGAGAGCCGGACCGCGCCGGCGAAGACCGAGAAGGTCCTCGAGGCGGGACCGGCGGCCGCCAGGGTCGCCAGGATGCCGAGCGCGACGTTTCGCTGTGTGGGGCTCATCTTGTTGAGGGCGTCCGCCGCCGCCCGGGCGTAGTCCGACAGGTCCTCGAAGAGCGGGAGCGAGGCCTCGAGGAGCGGGATGAGAGCCTCGCCGAACCCGACCGCCGTCTCCTCGAGCTGGTCCCGGAGGATCCGGAGCCGGTTCGCGGGCGAGTCGATCGTCCGGGCGAGGTCCCCCTGGGCGTTGACGGTCTGCCGCATGATCGCCAGGTAGCGGGCCTGGACCTTCTGGATCTGGGAGAGCTCGCCGCCGGTCTCGACGAGGCCCCGGTTGTAGGCCTCCTGCTTGATCGTGTTCTCGTCGATGAGGATCCCGAGGCGCTTGAGCGGCTCCGCCTCGCCCGTGATTCCCGCCCTCAACTTCTCAAAGGCCTCCTCGGGCGACAGGTTGAAGAACGACGCCATGTCGTGGGCGAGCTGGACGAGGCCCTTCGACATATCGAAGGCCGCCCGCTCGCCGAGGCCCATCGAGGTAAACATCTGGTGAAATGTCGCGATGGATTTCCGGACCTCGTAGGAGTTGAGACCGAGCTGGTCGCGGAGGTCCTCGGAGAACTTCCTGGCCGCGTCCCCCATGCCGCCCATCGCGACCTCGAAGAGGTTCTCCGATTCCTGGGCGTCGATCGCCATCTTGAGGGAGGCTCCGCCGGCCGCGAGCATCGGAGCCGTGACGTAGAGAGAGAGCTTGTTCCCGACGTTCCTCATCGTCGAGCCGAGCCGCTCCATCGTCTTCTCGGCCCGTTGGATCTTCGCCCCGAACTCCTGGGAATCAACCCCGATTCGGACGAGAAGATGGGCGAGGGTTCGAGCCATGCTATGAGCTCCTGCTTCCGGCCTTCATCGCGGCGATGAAGTCACGTTGAGAGCGCTCGCGGTCGGCCGCCGTGAGCGCTCGATGTCCCGGCCGCTCCTCCCCGAGGAAATCGCCGGGAGTGATCCGTCGGTTCGTCCATGGAGCGAGGACCGCCCAGGCAATCGTCGCCGCCCGGTAGTCCTCGCGTCGGATGTCGTCTGTTCGCCGGCGGGCGAGCTCGACGAAGTCTCGCGGAGCCAGGTCCCAGAATTCGTTCTCCGTCAACCGGAGGTCGTAGCGTCCGAAGGCGGAGAGAGAGCTCCAGGAGACGCGGGAGGGTCCCCGCCGCTCGAGGCGGACCTTCCCTCCTCCTCCCCGGTGTCCTCCGGATAGGCGCGATCGTAGAGCTCGCGGAGGGCCTTCTCGATCGCGTCCAGGTTCGGGAGCGTGAGGAGTTCGTTCGCGAGCTCGTCAAGCGAGACGATTTCCGGCCCGTTGAGGACCTGGACCCCGCTCTCGAACGTCCATCGGTTGGCGGTCGCGTAAACGAGGAAGAGGATGTCCGAGGCCGACAGGCCGGACCAGGTCCACTCCCGGAGGGAGTTCTTCCGCGAGAGCCTCTCGAAGGCGTGAAGCGTCCCGAAGTTGACGGCGAGTCGAAGTCGCCGCCCGCCGAGCTCGAGCTCGACGGGTGTCATCATGACCAGCTGACGGCCCCGGAGATCGCCAGGGTGACGGCCATGACCTGGGCGTCGCCCACCGGGAGCCGGAAGGTGCTCAAGACCGTCGCCGCGAAGGCCGCGACGGTGTTCTGGACGTCAGGGAACCGGATCTCGAAGTTGGTCGGGTTCGAGACTCCATGCTTGTCGCGGAGGGCGATGTGCATCGACTCCCCGGCGTCGAAGTGAACCTCGAACGTGACCTCGCCCTCGGACCCCAGGCCCGCCATGAACTCGCGGGCCGGTGAGTCGTGGTTCGTCACGTCGATCTTCTCGCTCTGGGGAGGCGTGAACTCGATGTCCGTCGGTCCGGGGATCTTGTTGAAGGTCTCCGGAGCCCCGCCGTCGCCCATGAAGATTTCCGCTCCGTGTGCATAGATCGCCATTTTCCAGGTCCTCCTCTCGGTCCCGTCGAGCTCTCAGACGCGAACGACCGCGAGCTGGACGGCATCGGCCGATGTGTTGATGTGGATCATCCCGTCGGATTGACGGTAGACAGACTGCGGATAGCCCTTGAAGACCGCGATGTCGTCGGCCGCGAGAGCGTAGTCGGTGATCGCTCCGTCCCGGCCGTCAGACAGAGCCGCCCCGTCGATGGTGATCGTCTGGGCCCCGACGTCGTTGTTCTTGACGATGAGGAGCTCGCGGCCCGTGCAAGGCGTCGCGTTGCCGAGGGCGGAGTCGGAGTTCTCGAAGGGCACATCCGCCAGGCCCGCTCCCAGGTTGAAATCCTGGTCCCTCATGTCGAGGATTGCGTTCGCTGTGATGAGTGTCCGAGCCATTTCTAGGCCTCCCCGTGATGGATGATCGCGTCCGTCGCGATCTGCCAGGACTCGGCCTCGGTCGAGAACCCGAGGTCGAGCTCGTTGACGATCTCGACGAGCGCGACCGGGACCACCGTCGGGAGGTCGGTCCGTCCGTCGAGCCTCACGCGGATCCGGTCCGCCAGGCGGACCGCCTCGAGATGATGCTCGGCGTGAGTCGTGATCTGAAACCGGCTCGACACGAGGCCGACCGGTCCGTCGTGGGTCATCCGGCGGACCGACGAGATCCGCCGGTAGGTGATGCACGGGCGAAAGAATCCCTCCGGAAGGTGGACCGGGTAGGTGTCGGCGAGGTCCGAGAGGACATCATGGATTCCTTGCTCGATCATGTCGCCGTGCTCCTGGTGATCGCGTGCCGGAGCTCGAGGAGAGCCGCCTGGATCGCGTTCTCGGTCTCTTCGTCGAAGGCCGGCCGGAGATGAGGTTGAGCCTTGTGCCCCGGATGGGTGTAGCTCGGCCGCGTATCCCCTCCCCTCCGCCTGGTGTAGTTCGTCCCGTAAACCCGCTTTCCGGCCTTCCGCGTATGAGCCGCGACCCCGAGTTCCTGGAAAACCCCATAGAAATAATCGCGATGGTGTCCGACACCGACCTCGACGTAGGTCCGTTTCCGGACGGTGGTCGCGAGGATGATCCCTCGCGTCGCGAGCTCGCCGGAGGCTCGCGGAGCGAGCTCCCGAGCCCGGTTCCGAACCAGGATCCCGCCGGCCTTCGCCGCCTCGAGGAGGGTCGTCCCCCGGAGGGTGTGATCCATCCGGAGGAGCCGGCGGCGGAGGGTGTCCTCGCCGTCGAGATCGAGCTGGAATCTCATGTCACGAGCGAGACCAGGAGCTCGAGCGTCCGTCGCCGTCCGCTCCGGTCGATGACGTGATGGATGTCGTAGGTCCGGCCGGTTTCGTCATGGACCGCCCTCCACCGGAGCGGCTCGAGGCCGGCCCGATAGCGGATGAAGATCCGAGCCGTGATCTCGGCGTGGAACTCGCGGCTCGTGAGGTACTCGCGGCCCCGGAGCTCCTCGACGTCCCCCCAGACCGTTGCGACGTCCCCCCAGTTGTCGACCTTCCCGCCGGTCTCATCCCGGTCGACCAGGTCGAGCCGGTTCTCCTGGAGGCGGATTCGGTGTCGGAGGGATCCGATCCGGACCATTAGAAGCTCCAGGAGGTCCGATGGGACCGGAGGAGGTTGATCGCCGCGACCGAAAGGATCTCGCTCGAGATCGTCCCGATCACGATCGACTCCCGGTTCTCGTAGAGATCCGCCAGGCGGAGGCGGAGGGCCGTGATGAGATCGGGCTCGACCTGGCGAGCCTTCGTTCCGTAACCCGCCGTGTACCGGATCGAGATCGGATGGAGCTCGTCGCGGACCGTCGGCCAGGTCGTCCCGTAGGCCGGGAGGATCCGTCCCGGTTTCGAGATCGTGTCGACCTGGATCCCGGTCGTGATGTTGATAGTCTGGACCGCCCCGCTCGGGTCGACGTAGAGGAATGAATCGACCGTCTGGAGCGGAGGACGCGGGAGATAGACGACCTGGTCGTCGCCCGCCGGCCAGGAGTCGAGGTTGTACTCGTATACGGTGGCGAGGAACGTCCGGTCGGCCATGGTTTCGCACCAACGACGGGCGGCCGTGATCTCTCTCTGGATCCAGGCGTCGTCGTCGTCATGCTCGACCCTCAGATGGAGCTTCGCCTCCTCGAGCGTGATCGGCTCGCGAGATGGACCCTCGACGACCCGGAAAGCTCCCGGGTAGTCCATGGCTCACTCCGTCGCCTCGGGCTCGGCCGTGGGCTTCGCCTTGGGCTTCGTCGAGGCCTTCCGCTTGCGAGGAGCCCGGACGGCCTTCTCCGGAGCCTCGGCCGTCGCCGTCTCGAGCTCGGCGAACTGAGCCCGGCCCTCGCGGACCATCTGTTCCGCGATCTGGGCCGGGAGCTCTCGCTCGACCCCGAGGACGAAGATCTTCCGTTTCGGTGTTTGCATGAGTCCTCCGAAAAATAGGCCGGCCCGGAGAGGCCCGGGCCGGCCCGGTTGTCGATTGACGAGAGGGTTACTTGACCGCCTGGGCTCCGACGGCCTGGGCGATGTCGAACCGTCTCGGGTAGATGTCGAGCGCGACCGCGACCACGGTGTCCGCCTAGGTCGTGACCTTCGCAGCGACATAGACGAAGTCGGCCGCGAGGTCCAGGTGCCCGACGTCGACGTCGACGAAGGCCTGGGCCTTCGTGGTCGCGAGCGTGATCGTTCCGGCGACCTCGGTCTTTCCGACCGTGATCGCGACCTCGCCGGCGGGCTCCGCCCTCACGGTCACGACCGCATCGGCCGCCGAAGCGAAGACCCCCGGGACCCCGTAGGTCGCCGAGTTGATGCAGGTCACGAGGCCCGCCGCGTCGGCGAACTCCCGCTTGCTCGCGTCCGTCGCCGCCGCCTTCGTGTACTCTCCGCCGTTGACGATCGCGACGTCCGTGTTGGCGACCGCCGTGAGGTCGATCGTCGCTTCCGTGACGAGCTGGTTCGCCGTGATCTCGGCGTTCGCCCCGGTGATCGCCTTCACATCGGTTCCGGCCTTGTCCTTCGCCTGGACGAGCTCGACCTTGGAGGTCTTCGTCGCCGCCATGGCCCCGCCGAGGAGCCAGGCCCGGATCCGGCGGCCCTTGTTCGCCAGGTAGTACCGTCCCGTGACGTTGTCGTTGTTGACCGCCTGCGGTACCAGGCCGATGCACATCTGCGCGAAGTCGTTGATTCTTTCCATGATCGCCTCCTGTCCCTACGGGACATCCAGGACGACGAACGGAGAGGCCTGAGTCGCCCCGTCGTCCAGGGTCAGAGGAGCGGAGAGCCATGACTGGCCGTCGATGTTGCCGAAGGCCTTGACGACCGTCTTGTTCGTCGTGAAGTGAACGTGAGGCGAGGCGTCGACGAACGGGCCGCTCCCGAGCTTGACGAGGTAGTAGGAGAGGTCGCAGAGGGCCAGGTCGCCCCGAGCCCCGAGCGCGAAGCTCCGGCCGGTGATCTTGACCGGGACCCCGAACAGGGTCGGCGGGATTCCCTTCGCCGCGTTCCCCTGGATCCAGATCGAGTTCCCCGCCGCGTCCGCGATCGTGATGAGCTGCGGGAGCGTGGTCTGGTGGGCGATCCACCGGGCGGACGAGTAGGAGCTCGCCAGGAGGGCCGAGAACATCCCGACGACGTCATCGAGGTCGATGAGGTTCGCCGCCGCCCGGTTGACGTCGATGACGGCCGGGTTCGTCGCGTGGAGGACCCCGAGAGGCTTCCCGACACCGTCGCCCTTGACGAGGGCGAGGTCCCGGTTCTGGGCGACCCCGAGGTTGAGCATCCGCCGGAGGAAGTCCCCGGCCGCCTCCGAGTTCCGGAGGAGCTTGTCGGAGATCACGACGTGACAGGCGTACTCCCTCGGCTCGAGGTCGGCGTCCTCGAGGTCGTAGTCGGTCTCAGGCTTGAGCCCGCCCTCGGCGATCCAGGCGAAGGCGAGGCCGCCGAGGACCCCGTTCGCCCCCTGGGTCAAGGCCGGGAAGTGTTCCTTCGCGTCCGGCGGGCTGCCCGCCGGGATGACGGTCGCGAAGGGCATCACGACCTCTTCCTCGGGCTGGATCATGAGGATCTCGTCCCGCCATCTGTCCGGGACCAGGAGGCCGCCCTCGGCCGCGACTCCCATCGAGAGCTCGCGGTATTCGGCGATCACCGGACCGCCCCACCGGAGCTCCTGGACGAAGTGTCCGAAGTCGCGGAACCCGGCCGCCGACCGTTCGGCCCCCTGGCCGTCGCCGGCGTTGTCGCCCGCTCCCGCGACCGGAGGCGGAGGGTTCGCGGGCTGCGCGAAGGCGAGATCCCGCTTTTCCTTCTCCTCCATCGCCTCGAGGACCTTCCCATGCTCCCTCATGTCCTCGAGCATCTTGTTGAGCCGCTCCTCCTCCTCGCCCGTGAACCGGCCCCGGTTTTCCTCCCGGGTCATCACGGTCTCGAGGAGCTCGTCGGCCCGTTTCTTGATTTCGGCGATCTTCTCGCGGAGTTCCTTGATGGTCATTTCTTGGGCTCCTTCAAGTGATAGCGGACCTCGAGCTCGACGAGCTCGAGCCGCCGTCGGTGGATCTCGACCCCCTGGACGAGCTCCGGGTTGTCGTTGGTCCCGGCGACCCCCTGGTCGCCGAGGGTGTGTCGACTCTCCCGATAGGTCCGGAAGACCCGCTCTGCGGAGCTCCGGACCTGAGTATGGGTTGTCGGGTAGGCGGGGAACACGACCGGTGAGATGTCCCAGAGAGCCGTCGCGAGGATCTCGCGGAGAGGCTTCTCGTCGGGCTCCTCGGTCCATCGCTCTTTCGTATCGCTGAAAGCGAAGGATGCGCCGTTGATCTCGGCCCGCTCGATCGAGACGACCAGGTCCTCGACCCAGGGGCGGTCGGGCGGTGTCGCCTCGGCGAGGAGCCCCTGGTTGGTGTCTCTGAGCTCGAGCGTCCCGGCGGTCGTTCTGCCGAGGGGGAGTGCTCCTCCTTCGCCGTGCTGGTACCAGGCGACGACGTCCTCGCGGTTCTTGATCGCCTCGGCGAAGGCGCCGGGCCGGATGATCTCGCGGAACCAGAGGATCTCCGTCTCGACGTTGTACGGAATGGACATCCGGATCCGCCGGCGGCCGTTTTCCTCCTCGGCTCGGATCTCGGCCTCGAGGAACCGGCGCTCGATCAACGGCTCGTCGCGGAGGCTCCGGGCGAGCTCGGGCGGCTCGACGTCGGCGTCCCGGAGGTGGGCCGCGAGATGACCGTAGACGCCCGGCCGGTCCTCGGCCGGGATGGTCGTCCCGCCTCGAGCTCCATTGAGTCGAGCTCCATTGAGGACCGCGATCCCGGTCCGGCAGGCGGTGACGTTTGCGGCCCCGGGTTCGCCGCCGGCCGAGACCTCGTGATGGATGAACCGATAGGAGGCCTTGACGTCGGACTCACCCTCGGGATCCCGCCAGGCGTAGGCCCGCCGGTAGTAGGCCTCGGACTCGCCGGAGCGGAGCCGGGCCTCGTTCGCCGGTCCGTCCCAGGACCCGGTCGACGTCGCGGTCTTGTGAGCTCCGATTGCTTTCCGAATCGCCATTTCCTAACCTCCGATCTCCGGGACCACCATGCAATCGCACCCGCCGTGCGCCGGCTCATGGTGGATGTTGAAGGATGGGACGAGAGGGCCGCCCGGGAGCTCGACTCCGAAGGCCTCGCCCTCGGCGATGAAGGTCTCGACGGACGCGACGATCCGCCCATGGAGGAGGTTGCAGTAGGGACAGCTATCCCCGAAGGCGTGCCATCGCCAATGTGTGACCGAGAAGAACTGGTTCAGGACGAAGACGAAGAACGCTCCGCCGGCCCGGACCGTCTCGAGATCCGCCATCTGATCGGCTCGGTTTTCCTTCCATTCGTCGAGCTTCTCCTGGACCTTCTCGAACGGATCCTCGCCGGCGTCGAAGACCGCCTCGAGGAGACTGAAGAACTGAGCGAGAGCCTTGCCCGAGTACCACTCCGCCCGGCCGTTGTCGCCGGATAGGTAGTCCTCGACGAAGGCCTCGAGCTCGTCCTCGTCGATCTCTCCGCCCATGACGTCGCCGGCGGTGTCGCCGATCGCCTCGCCGTAGGCCTGGAGGATCGGGAGGAGCTTCTCCCTCACGAAGCCGGGATGACTCTCGTAGAACTCACGGAGCCAGGCCGCGAAGTCCTCCCGCCCTCGCTTCAGGAGTTTCTCGGCCGCCCGGCCGATGTCGGCCGCCTCGCGGTTCACGATCTCCTGGGCCGCCTTCCGGATGAGCGGCCGGAACCGCTTCCGGAGGCGAAGCCGGAGCTCGACGAGGCGAGTCTGGCGAGGTGTGAGGTTTTCCTCGTCCTCGCCCTCGTCCGCGTCCTGGCGGATCCCGGGCGGGAGGCCTGGGTTCCGGCGGTCGATGAGACGGAAGAGCTCGGCGGTCCTCCCCTCCCCTCCCGCTTGGGCAAGCTCCGGCGGGGTCCCGAGCTCGATCCAGTTGAGCGGGACGTGATAGAGATCGCCCTCCGGACCGATCGGGTTGAGGTTCTCGAGCTGGCGGATCTCGTTGATGCTCATGAGCCCCATCTCGCGAGCGATCCGGTAGCCCTTCATCCGCGTCTCGAAGTCGGCCCGGAGGATCCCCTCGACTTTGTGCTCGACGAATATCGCCTTCCGCTCCGCCGGCGACAGACAGTCGAGGGTGAGCCTCTGTTCCCACCGGATGAGCCAGGGGAGGAGCGAGTCCGTCAGATACTCGAGACTCTGGTGTTCGATGTTCGCAAAGGTCGCCCGTTTCAGGAGCCCGACCTTGTGAGGAGGGACCCGGAACCATCGGGCCGCGATCTCCTCCGCCTCGAACTCCCGGGTCGTGATGAGCTGAGAATCCTCGGGTGAGAGACCGATTGATTCGACGTCCATGTCCTCCTCGAGGATCGCGACGAGATGAGATTGCTCGAGCCCCTGGAATCGGTCCTCCCAGGATTTCCGGATGTTCTTGAGAGCGTTTTCGTCCCGAAAACTCTTCTTCGCCTTGAGGACGAGCCGAGGCGTTGCGTCGTTGCCGAAGAACGAGGCCGCGTATTTCTCGGCCGCCGCCGCCGCTCCGATCGCCTCGCGGGCCTGGAAGGCGGGCGAGTAACCCCGAACCCCGTCGTTCCCGAACCCTCGGAGATGGACGATCCACTCGGACGGGATCCGGCGGAGCTCGCCGCTCGCGAGCTGGTACTCATACAGGAGGGCGGTCGAGCCGTCCGGGCGCGGGACCTCGTGGATCGTCATCCGGTCGGGACGCAACGGCCAGAGCTCGAGGAGCC